TGCCCATACGTCCGCCTGACCAAGATCTCGAGGTCCACAATGGCCCACAGCTCCGAGGCGCCCCCGACCTGCGGCGTGCGCCGCACGATGCGCGTCTCGTACGCGTGTCCGCCCCTGGTGATATCCACCGCGACGGCTTTCTCGACGTCCGCGCAGCCGCGGAGAAATGTCCGCATCAGCGAGGCGTCGTCGGTCGGATCGAAGTCCTGCACCCACCACACCGTGATCGGCAAGACCAACAGAATCCCGTTCGGCCGCTCGACGTACTCCCACGCGTCGTCCTTCCACTCGACGAACAGGAACGGCCGCGGCCCGCCCACCGGCGCGATGAGCGTCTCCGCGCTCGCATCCGGATTGAGCTTCACCGCCTCCGGCGCCACGTCGAAGTGGTACCCGCCCGCGAGCGAGATCGCGCGGAGCGCCGCCTGCAGGTCCTGGACGATCAGCCATTCAATCGGCTCCGCCACCGCTCACCTGCGATCGCTGAAAGTCGAGCTCGTGATCGAAGTTCTTCTCGAACGCCAGCTTTGCGCGCAGGAGGGCCACGCCCCGGTACTTCGCGAACACGCGGCCGAGCGAGGGGCCGAAATGCTCCCGGATCGGCAGCCGCTTCGCGCCCGGCTCGCGGGTAAACACACCTGTGTGCCCGCTGCGCATCGTGCGGATGAACGCCTGCGGCAACCGGCCGCGGCCGCCGCGCAGCTTGTAGCTGACGCCGCCGCGGGTGGTCTGCCGTGCGTTGAATTTCATCAGCGGGATCCGCTTGAGACTCGCCGCGAGCTCCGCCGTCGGCCGCGCAACGCTGGCCTCGCGCATCCGGAGCGCGGTCCGCACGTCGGTCGATTTGATCCCGACGTCCTGCGCAATGGCGCGCACCATCACCGTGCGGCCACTCGCGATCGCGCGGTTCATCGCGCGGATCGAGGCCCGCTGGACCTTCCCAGGCATCGCCTCAAAATCGGCGATGAGTTCGGCGGCCCCGGTGATCTCCACTCTCACAGTTGTTGTGTCTCCTTCACGATGACTTCCCAGAACTGCGGATCGACCGGCTGCGCCAGGTGATCCCGCTGCCACGTCTTCACCGGGCCGCCCTTGACTTCAGGCGCCGCAATCGTGGTACCGGTCGGCAATTCCGGGACATCCGCCCGGGGGATCGCCAGGACACGACGCGGCGCCCGAAGATGAAAATCGGTGCCGAACGGCTGTGGGTCGCCGCGGTCCTCGAGCCAAATCCCTGTCGTGGGGATCGGCGTGGTGTGCGGGGCCGGCCGGGTCACGATGGCCGGCACGCCCAACGTCGCGAGGAACGGTGCCACCGGCGGCAGCATGAGCCCTGTCGCCGCTTACGATTTGGTCAGCTTGATGACCGCACGCGGCCGCAAGCACAGGCAAATCATGTTGCTCTGCGTGTTGATGCCGCGGTACTTGTTCAGGCCCGACGGGTCCGGCGCCTGCTTCGCATACAGCGGCAGGCCCAAGGTGTTGACCGTCTCCTCGTAGTCCGCTGGCGCGAAGCGGGTGATAAAGAGCGACGGCGACGTTGCCGGCACGAGCCACGCCGTATTCGCGGGGATGAATGTCGCGGTGCCGCCCCCGACGCTGTCTGGCTTCGTGACCGCGCCGCGGTACTCTTCCCAGTCCACGTCGCCGAAGCGGAACCCGGTGCTCCGGAGGTCGGCCTGCAGCTTCACGGCCTCCTGGTACTTGTAGGCCTCGGTGACTTTAGCGTGATCGGCGAACGAATCGAACCACCCCGGCGAGCAGATGCCGCGCCAGCCGGTGATGACCTGGCCCCCCAGTTCGTCCTCCGCGAGACGCTTCGCCGCCACGATCTTCCCGCGCACGTCGGTCGTCGCGCTCGAGAAGGCGAAATCCTGCGTCTGCTGCGAGACCCCAAACTCCGTGAAGAGGTTCTTGAGGGTCGCCCCGTCGGCATCGAGCAGAATGCCCTGCAACGCGTTGACGCGGTGGTATTCGAGGGTGACCTCATGTGCCGGCCGCAGCTCGCCCATGCGCTCGGCGACGAGCGCTTCGAGTTGCTGCAGCTCCGTCTCGGATCCGAACTGGCGGATGCCCTGCACTTCGTCGGCGTACACCTTCGAATCCCGCTCGAAGTGGTACACCTTGAACGTATAGAGCTTCCGCTTGTTCGCGCCGAGCGGATCGGGCGCCACGCCGCCGCGCGGCGACGACTGGATGAGCGAGAGCCGCCCTTCCTGCTCCTCGACGTCGATGGCGGTCGTGCGCACACCGGCTTCCTGGAACAGCCCTAGTTGCCCGAGCCGCATGGGCTGGTACTTCAGCTTGTTGATGGTCGCCGTCAGCGAGTGCATGCTGAAGGCATCGCCGGTGAAGACATCGAGCTGCATCGTTCCGTTCTCCTCGCCCGCGGCTACGCGGGACTTACCGAGCCAGGATCCCGCGCGCGGCGAGATCGAGGTACGCGGATTCCTTCTGGGCGGCCGTGATCGCCGCGGCCCATTCCAGTGAGCCCTTGATCACGGTGGCGTCGCGCGCGATGAGGACGCCGGCGACATCACCCGCGCTCGCATCGACGTTGTCGTACAGGAGCCCCGCCACGTCGTCGCGGCCGTCGAACGTCGTCGGATCCCACGCGACCACCTTGCCGCCGCTGAGTTCACGGAACACGGCGACGTTGAACGCATCGCCCACGGCAAAGTCAGTCGCGGCATCCGTAATCGTGATGTTGAGTTGCCGCTGGTTGGCGAGGACCAGGGTGCCGCCGGCGCCCGCGACGATCGAGCCGACCGCCACTTCATCGCCATCCGGCCCGACGATTTTGAATCGGCCGCCGTTGGTGATCGCCTCGATGTTCTCGACCCGGTAGTTGCCAGGCTTCGCATCGGGCCCCAGGGACAGGCCAGAGACGGTGCCGTTCCCGGTGCCGATGACGAGTGGCGCCGTGGTGTCCACAACAATCGTGAAGGCATCGTTCGCGACGAAATCCGTCGACCCATCGGTGATCGAAAAGTTGATCTCGCGGCTGCGATAGGTCGTCGTGCCGCCTGCGCCTGGCGTGAGCGTCAGATTCGGCAGCGCTTTACCGCTCGGATTGACGACCGAGAAGACGCCGCCATGCGTCACCGCTGACAGACAGGTGACGACGTAGTTGCCCTTCTGGACCTCCGGCCCCGCGAACACCTGCGACATGGTGCCGTTGCCGGTCCCGACGACGGTCGGCGTGGAGGCGCGGCCGACGCCCTTGGTCACGCGGCCCACGACGGCGCCGGCCTTCAGGTTCTGTCCGGACAAGACCGTGACGTTCTCGCGACTCGGCGCGCCGGGTCCCGGCCGTTCGCCGAGGATGAATTCGCCGGCGTGGCGTCCTTCACTCAACGCGGCCCCGATGACAAACGGCAGCAGGTACAACGCGTTGAGATCCACCACGGTCGCAACAGCGACAGCCGCGATGGCGATGAGGAGAGTGCGCATGTGATCAGTGCTCCTTCTTCGGTGGGGTGTTGCGCGCGGCGTAGATCTCGGTCGCGCTGAGACGCGCCTGCGAGCCAGCCCCGTGATCGGGCGGCAGCGCGCCGTCGATCTCAATGCGATCGAGCTTGGCCGTGAGCGTGGTGAGGTGCGCCTGAATGTCGGCGATCGCCATCTGCCCGGTGATGTAGCCGTCGGCGAGCTCCGGGAGCTTCGCGGTCGCGCACAGGGCGCGGATCTCGGTGGCGCGCGCCGTCGCCTGCTGCGTGCGGGTCTTCGTCTCGGTGATGCGCGCCTGCACCTGGTCGGCGGTCGCGTGCTCCGTGATCAGGTCTTCAGCGAGCGTGAGGCAGCCGCCCTCGCGGCAGGCCTTCAGTACGTCGGCGGCCGGCATCGCCTTCGGCGGGTCCGCTGGTTTCTCCAGCAGCGCGTCGACGCGCGCCTTGAACTTGTCCGGGACCTTCAGCGTCGCGACGCCCTTGGGATTAAGGCTCGCCGCGGCCTTCAGTCCCTCGCGCTTGTCGGTGGCGAGACCGTGCTCGATGGCCTGGTCGGCGTCCATCCACGTCTCGGCGTCCATGAGCGCGGCCAGCTCGTCGTTGCTTTTCTTCGAGTGCCACTGGTAGGTGGCGATAATGGTCGCCCGCACCTGGTCGAGCATGTCGGCCGCTTTACGCATGTCGCCGGCGGCGCCGAGCGCAATCGTCCAGGGGTTGTGCACCATCACGAGCGCGTTGTCGGCGACGGTGACCTTCGAGCCGGCCATCATCACGATCGACGCCGCGCTGGCGGCGAGGCCGTCGACGATCGTTTCGACCGTCCGGCCTTTTGAGGCCTGCTGCTCGCGGAGCGCGTTGGCGATATTCACGGCGCCGAACACGTCGCCGCCAGGGCTGTTGATGTGGACGCGGATGTTCCGGACCGCATCCGGCAGCTTCGAGAGCTCCTCGACGAACGCCTTCGCCGTCAGGGCGAGGTCGTAGCCGAAGTTGCGATTGTAGAAGTCATCAATCCAGTCGCCAATGAAGTCGATGATGTGGATGTCGACCGTGGACGGGTCGTCCGCGGCGTTCTGAAAGCGGTACCACGTGCGCATGCTTCAGAGGGAAGCGTGCGGCAGGCACCGGCGCCCGGGGAAGAGGGTCGTGTCTAGGTGTCGTCGTATGTGTCGTTTGTCGTCGTTTGTGTCGTTTGTGTCGTTCGTGCTACGGGTTCGCGACCGGCACCACGACCCAGAGATCGCCCCGCTCGCCGTTCGGACAAAACCCGACTTTCCCTGTGCCGTCGGTGAGCGTGAAGCGCGCGACATAGTTGCCGACGGCGAACGCCTCCAGGCCGGTGACGCGCACCGTGCCGGCCGGCTGATCGAGCCAGGCGACCGTCGGCGCGGCGTGCGGGGTGGCGACGCCGTTCTCGAGCGTCGACACCTGGATACCGACGGTGAAGCCGGTCCCATTGATGGCCGCGCCGTTGTTGCGCAGCAGGAAGTCCTGCGGTTCGCTTGTGCCGACGGGAATGTGATAGCGCTGCATCGCCTTAACTCTCCTTCTCTGTGGTGCGTGTCGGGACGAGCCCGGCGGTCGTGCGGATCGGGGCGAGCCTCTCGGCGGTGCGCCGCGGACGCAGGTACACCAGTGTCGAGTCGCCGAGTTCGAGCCGGATCGGCTCCACGAGCGTCGCATCGACCGTGGCGCTCGCGGTGGCCGACCCGGCGAGAGCGATCGCGGTCGTGAGGATGGCGGCCACTGTGGCGACGGCGAGCGCCTCGGCCACCATGCGGATCGCCGTCGTCAACTCGCCCATCACGGAGGCCTGGCCAGCGATGGCCGCCTCGAGGCGGATCGCCGTGTTCAGTGCCGCTTGCGTGCTCGCAGACGCTGCGATGGCCCCTTCGAGGCGGATCTCAGTGTTCAGTGCGGCTTGTGCGCTCGCCGCTCCCGCGACCGACGCGTCGAGGCGAATGGCCGTGGTCAGGTCGGCCGATGCTGATGCCGTCCCAGTGGCGGATGCCGCGAGGCCAGAATCAGCGGTCAGGTCCGCCGTCGCGGTCGCGGCCCCACCGACCGAACTGGCGAGCGCGATCTGTGTCGAGAGCGCACCGCTCGCCGTGCCACTCGCGGCAATCGCCGCCGCCAACAGGATCTGCGTCGTGAGATCTGCCGCGGCCGTCCCGACCGCCGTCAGCGAAGCGGCCAGGGCGATGGATGTCGTCAGGTTCGCATTCGCGCTCGCGCTTCCTGAGACAGCGCCCACAAGTGGGATCGCGGTCGTCAGCGCGGCAGAGGTCGACGCCGCGCCGGCCGCCGACCCGGCCAGCCGAATCTCTGTGGTGAGCGCCGCGTCGGCCGACGCGGCTCCACTGACCGCGGCCGCTAGCGCGATGGATGTCGAGAGGCTTGCGCTCGCGCTCGCCGCGCCAGACACCGAGCCGACGAGCGGGATGGCGGTCGTCAGCGCGGCGGACGCTGAGGCCGCTCCGCCCGCCGACCCCGCGAGCGCGATCTGCGTCGTGAGCGCCGCTGTTGCCGTCGCCGCGCCCGAGACGCTCCCGGCGAGCTCCGCCCCAACCGCCGCAGGCGCCCATTGCGGGTGCCCGCGGATGATCGTCGCCGGATACGCGCGCCCGAGTCTCGCCACGACCGGGCCTCGACTAGACCTCTACGTCCATGTAGCAGACGGCGTTCACCGCCACGCTGAAGTGCGTCCGAATGCGTCCAAACTTGTTGATCTCGATGACCGGCTCGGTGCCCAGCGGAAACTGCTTCGTGTATTCGTAGCCGTTCGACGACGGAATCGTCGTGAGGAGATGATCGAACAGCCGCACGGCGGTGATCGAACCCTCGCCGGACGACGTGTAGCCGGTCGAGGTCGTGCCGACCTGAATCAGATTCGTCGTCGGGTCGCCGCCCATCAGCGCAGCCGAGTCCATTTTATGGATGTCATTGGCGACCGCGGCCGTCACGGTGGCTGCCACGTCGGCCTGGAGCAGTTCGACAACGGCCAGGGCGGCGGACGCGGGCGCATCGCACCGGAAGCCCCACTCCTTGATCTTCGCGATGATCGTGGCGGACGGCTTCACCTGGAGCAGCGTCTTGATCGCGGTGCCAGTCGTGACCGCGACACACTTCGCCGTCGTGGGCATCGCGCCGTTATAGATGCGGTAGATCGCCATATGTGTCCTCTCAGTAGAAAGCCGCGCGCTTCACGGCCTGGTTCAACATGCTGCCTCGCGGCACGGCCCATTTCGAGGACAGCACGCCCGTGACGAAGTTATCGATCTCCACGTTCGCGGCCGATCCTCCCGTGGCGATGAATGCCGCGCAGCCAGGGCGCCCGGCGCCGTTGTTGAAATCGGATGCCTGGAGCACGAGGGTGCCGTTGCGATAGATGCGAAGCCCGGCCCCCTGCGCCTCGGCGCGCATAATGTCGCCGGCCGCCCACGTCGTCGCGTTCTCGGATGCGATGGTGGTGCCTGCCCCCGCTGTCTGGCGCTCGATGTAGCTGGTTCGTGTGCCATCATTCCGCACCGCGACGAAGCGGTAGTTCGTGACGGACCCCGGCGCATTCGTGCGAAGCCAGAGCTGCGCCTCCGCGAGCTGCGCCCCCGTGAACGTGACGAGCTGGAACTCGGCAAACTGGTCGGCGCCGACCGCGACGTTGATCGTGGCCGCCGAGCCGGTCGCCACCGCGCTGACGCGGACTTCGTTGCCGACAATTTGCAGGTCGTTGTAGGTGGTATAGCCTGGGTCCCAATTTGCGTCGTTGAGTGCTGCATCTGCCCGGTTGAAATAGTCGGTGAAGACCACGTCACCGGCGGGCGGGATCGCAATCGACCACGCGGACCAGTTGTCCGTCGCGGAGATCGTCCACGACGGCGCATTCTCTGACGCGGCTGTGAGGCGCCGTGACGCCATCGCGACGCGGCAGTTGGTAGCAATCGCGCCGCCCGTGCCGCTGTCGGCGCCGGCCGGGTTCACATAGTTCGTCGGACTACTCGCCGGCGGTGAGGTCTGCTCGCCTTCCCAGCCGCCGGCCCAGAGCCATAAGTAGTCCTGCGATCCTGCGGCGGGCGCATGGTCGCCTGGGTCCGGCGTCGTGTCCGCGCCGGTCACGATGGTGTTGATCACGGGCGTGCCGCCGCCGCGGATGCGCCTCGCGGTCGCCGCAAACTTCAGACTCGCGGTGCCGTTGACGGTGACGGTCGTGCCCTCGGTGCCATCGGCGAACTTCCAGAGAATCGACGTGGTGTCGTCGGCGCCGTCGCTCGCGTCGTTCTGCACGAGCCAGTTCCATCCGGCCGGCAGGCTGTGCGTGTCCGCGCCAGCCGAACGCAGGAGTAGGATCAGTGTCGGGCCAGCACCGACGTTCGCGGGGAGATTGCAGACTTTATTTGTGGCGGCGGTCGACCCGTTCGTCCCGACGCTGACATCGTCGACCGGATTGGCGGCCATCGATCACGCCGCCCGCTGAAAGGCTTCGCCAAGCATCGAGCGGGTCGGCATCTGCTTCGCGAGCAGCCGCAACGCTTGCCGCACCGTCGTCTGGAGCGTGGCGGCGGCATAGTCAATACCGAACGAGGCCGCCACGTCCTGTAAACGAGCGCGCTGCGTCGCCGTCAGGTCGCCGAGCGTCGTGTTCAGCGTGACGCCGCTCTCAAAGACGCGCACCAGGTGGCGGCTGTACACCCGTTGCGCCAGCGTCATCACCGCGGCCACCGCACGCCGAGCGCGGCGACATACTTCGGTCGATACGGATCGAGATTGGCGCCCGTGCCGATCTTCGGCACGAGGTAGAACCGGATCGCCATCGCTCCTTACGCGAGTGCGACGTCGAGCGCGCCGGCCCCGAACGCTGGCGCCGGATCGCCGTTGTTGATGTTCTTCGCCGCGGCGAGCGCGCCGTAGAAGTACATATTGCCGCCCGACGACGCATCGAGCGCCGCGAAGTGCGTCACGGTACCCCAGTTCGCCGACGGCGTCGGGAACGTGATTGCGCTGATGTTCTGTGTGCCGCCGCCCGTGCCGGCCGAATCGGTCGCGGTCGTCTCCCCGCCCGTCCCTTCCCACACGGTCGCGCCCTGCGCCTTGTCGACCCGCGCGTACGATCCGCCGGAGACTTCTGTCCCGCCGCCGGTTTCTCCAGGCGCCGCGGTGTAGAGCGCCACGAAGAGCGCCGTCGGGGCCGTGTAGGACCGGTTCCGGAACAAGTGATCGATCAGCTCGTTCTCCCAGAAGTTTGTCAGCGCGGAGCCGATGACCAGCGGGAAGAGCGGTGGCGCCAAGACCAGAATCAGCGCAGCGGCGAGCGCCAGCAGGACAGCCAGGCCGAGGCGAGTGTAGCCGGCCTCGGTGCCCAGACTTGAAGCGCCTGGAAGCAACGGGCTCACGCCGTCCGGCCACTTGTTCTTGAGTGCCCACCGCATCGCACGCTTCACATCGTCCTCGTCAAACGCCTGCGGCCAGACGCTGGGCTCTTCGCCGTAGCGCGCGACCATCAAGGCTTCAAGCCAGCCGAGACGCTGGGACCAAACCCTTGTCTCGGGTCCATAGGAGGCCTGCATGAAGCCGGCCCATTGTGTGAGCTGCGCCGGCACGTCCATCGCCTGCACGTGCGCGATGTATGCGGCCTTGCGGAGCTCGAGCAGCCGGTGCATCCCGCTCCGGTCGCCGCCGAACATCGGAATCAGTGAGAGTTCGATCTTCTCTTCTTCGGTGAGGTCACCGAGCGTCGCGGTGGGATGCGCGGCCTTCATGTGGACCGCGTCTCGAAACGCCCGCGTCTCCTGCGGCGATCGGGGCTTTACCTCGGCGATGACGGTTGGCGTCTGCTTCATACGTCTGCTCCTGTTTACTGTTCGGCCGCCGGCGGCGGCGCGTTCTCGTCTGGTGATGGCGCGCCAGTTGTTCGAGCGCCGTTCTTCGGCTGCCGGCCGTCGGAGTCGTACCGCAGGCCCTTGCCGTCGGCCCGCGCGTTATCCTCGCCCTGCTGGTCGTCGATCTCCTCGGCGTCCTCACCCTGCTCGCTGACGACCGCGGCGCGCGAGGTGAAGCCGCTGCGGATCGCCTGCTCCTGCGCCTCAACGTCCTGCACGGGGTGCAGATACGGCCAGGACTGCGGACTCCACTTCACCGCGGCGACGCGGGCCGGCTCGGTCACGTACTTGGCCGGCAGGGGCAGCGTGCCGGACAGGAACCCGCGATCGAGCCACGCGCGCCACACGGGGCGGCACAGTTGAAACGCGACGATCTGGTGCTGCCAGGCCTGCAGGCGCCGGCGGAACTTGTGGAGAATCACGCGCACGAGGCGGTCGTTCAGCCCGGTCATGTCGCCGCTCAGGAGTTCGTAGGGCACGCGCACCGCGGCCGCGACCGCGCGCAGGTTCGCGCGCATGAATTCGCTATACGCCGCGCCCGTTTCCGGTGGCTTCGAGAAGGTGACGTCCTCGCCCGGCGAGAGTTCCTGAAAGAGGCCCGGCGAGAGCCCGAGCAGCGGCTTGCCCTCCGCGTCGGTCTCCGTGGTGAGCCCGGTGAGCGCGTGGGTCGTCTCGTCGCCGTCGGCCTTGTGGGTCAGAAACGCCACGAACAGGTTGCGGAGCTGCTCGCGCAGGAGCGTCGCGTCACGCAGCTTCGCGAGCTCGTGCAGAAAGACGAGCGCCGGCGTCAAATGCGGCAGGCCGCGGAGCTGGCCAGGTCGAAGCGGGTCGTAGAGGTGGATCACGCTGTCGGCCGGCACGCGCCGCAGCTGCGAGGCGTCGAAGTCCTGCCAGTCACCCGGCCGCGAGGGATGGAACCAGTACGCGACGCGCTTCCCGATCCCGTTGAACTCAATCCCGGCGCGGACCCGGTTGCCGCTCGGGAGGATCGCGTGATGGGTGTGCGGGCAGAGCTCCGGCTCGAGCACCTGCACCTGGAGCGGGACGCTCAATCCGTCGATCGGGAGCCGTGACCGCATCCGCACGAAGCATTCGCCGCCCTCGAGCCAGGCGCGCACCGCCTGCGCCTGCTGCCCGTACCAATCCAGGAGGCCATCGGCGTCGCTTTCGTCCGTCCAATACATCCAGCGCCGCTGCAGCAGTTTGCGAAGGTCGACATCCTCCGCGCGTGACATCGGTTTGATGCCGATGCCGATGAGTTCGGAGACCAGTTCGTCGATCGCGCCCTTCGCGTACCCGTCGTTCCGGGTGGCCGCGCGCGAGCGATCGCGGAGCGTGGCGAGATTGGCGAGGATCGCCGTGTTCGGGGAGACGGTCGGCGCGTGCCAGCCGTACGCGCGACGGGATTGCGAGCCGGCCTCATAGACCGACGTCGAGGCCTTCGCGGTGCGTCGGGTCGTCGCGGTGGGCGGCGCGCTCGTCTGGCCCGTACGGCTGCCGCGGCCGCGGGTGGCCGTGGCGGTGCTCGTCGAGGATCGCTTCGCGCGGGCCGCCATCACCAATCCGTGCGCGTGTAGCCGAACGATTGCCTCCGCCGCGGCGTTTCGACCGCGCGCGTGACGCGCGTCTCCGCCTCGAGGAGCTCAGACATCGAGCGGTAGGTCACCTCACGGTTGTCGTACCGCACGGTGAGCACGCCGCTGGCAATCGCCGCGCGGATCGCCTGCAGGTCGGCGTCGGAATACGTGGCCACTCAGGCCTTTAGCGTGGGGCGGCAGCCGCGGCTCCCGCCAGGGGGTCGTGTCTAGGTGTCGTCGTATGTGTCGTTTGTCGTCGTTTGTGTCGTTCGTCCGGGCGCCTTACGTCTCGGCGCCGGGCACGAACCGCGAGTGCCGCTCGACCTCCGACGCAGGGATCCGCACGACACCACCCGGGCCGCGCGTGTGGCCGATGATGCCCTTCCGAATCCAGCGTCGCACGGTTTCGAGCGAGACCTTCCAGCGCGCCGCGACCGCACGCGGGGTGAGCAGTTCGTCGTCGTGCCCGGCGGCGGCCGTCCTCGTCATGACAAGTACGGGCTCGGCGCCGTGCGTCGACGGCGCGGCCCAGGCAGCGGGACGGGCTGTGATGATGATGATGATGACGGTGGGGTGTCGTCCGGTGTCGATGAGGACGGCGGCGGCGCGTTCGTTGCGAGCGCGGCCTCGAGCTTCCGCCAGTCGCGCTCCGTGAAGCGATCGAGGCCGACGATGTCGGCGGCCGCGCGCGCATAGACCCGCGCGTCCAGGTAGTGGTTCTCTTTGTTGGCCGGCAGCGTCCACGCGTAGACCGTGAACCCCTGCGGCGTCTTCTGCGGCAGGAGCTGCTCCGCGGTGAGCTGCTTGAAGTACTCCTCGCCGTACTGCGGCCAGCGACAATAGCCGGGCGGATCGACGGCGCCGGCCGCGCGCGCCTGGTCCTTCGGAGCCTTGAGGCGCAGCCATCCGTACAGCTCACTCTTGACGATGCTGCCGGTGACCGGCCACACCTTGTATCGCGCGACTTTCTTGCCGTCGATCTTGACGTCGACCTTCGAGGGGCTCCCGGTGATCTGGCCTGACCGCTCAATGCCTTTGACGGCGATCACGCGGTCGCGTTCGTGCCGACGCGCCCACCGGTACACGTCCTGCGTGTTGAAGCCGCTATCGACGGCGAGCAGCGCGAGGCGGAGCGCGGCGCCGCCCTCGTGTATGAAGGTGCGATTGACCAACGCATCGACCTTAGGCCATGGCCCGTGGTCGGTGGCGTCAGAGGTGTCACCGGGAATCACGAACGCGTCGATCGACCAGGAGCGCGCGCCGCGGCCCCACCCGACGACCTCGACGACGACACGATCCTTCTGCACGTCCACGCCGGCGGTGAGGAACAGCACGCCACACGGGCAGGTCCCGATCGCGTAGTCGTCGCGGCGGTCGTAGAGCAGTTCCCAGTCTGGCGCGTCGGCTTCTTCCTTCCATGTCTCGCCGAGCCAGGTGTTGATGAACGTCTTGAGCAGCTCGCGGTTATCGACGGAGTGCTCGTATGCGCGGACGATATCAGGCCAGGTCGCGTTCGGGCTGTAGCTGTACGCGGACCACCAATGGAATCCGGCGCGACCCGTGAACGGCGCGTGCGCCACCCAGCCGATGCCCGGTTCGCCCGCCTGCTGGCGCCGATCGGCCGCTTCGATCATGCGGCGCTTGTCGGGGTGCTCGATGACGCTGCCGCAGCCCTGGCAGACGAAGTGCGCCGTCTCCGGCTGCCCCTTCGTCCACCGCATGACGTGGCCTTTCGGCGCGTCGGACGCCTCGTCGGTCGCGCGTTGAAAAACAAACGGGGCCGTGTGGTCACAGTGGGGGCACGGCACGTAATACCGACGCTGGTCGCTTGCGGCATAGAGCTGCTCAATGCGACTTGCGCCGGCGAGCGTCGGCGTGCTGCCCCACGCGAGAAACCGGTTCCAGAAGTACTCGGAGCGCCGCGTGGCGAGCGCGATCGGATCGCCTTCCTGGCCGGCGCTCGGCGGATAGCCGTCGACTTCATCGCCGAGGACCCCTCGGCGCGACACGCGACGGAAGCTCGCCGGACTGCGCGCGCCGACGATCTGCAGGAGGCCGCCAGGGTAGCGCTTATGGAGCAGCGAGTTCTTCCGATGTAGCTCCTCGGTGAACTTCGACGCGATGGCCGCGCAATCGCGCAGCATCGGCGCAATCTCCTCCTTGCTGTACCCCTTCGCGTCGACAATCGTCGGCTGAATCAGGAGCGTCGTGCACGGGTCGTGATGGATGTGGTACCCGATGAGCGCATTGAGCACCTTCGTCCAGCCGACGCGCGCGGACTTCATGCAGACGACTTCGAACACCCGCGGGTCGGTGAACGCGTCCATGACCCCGCGCTGTGTCGGCAGGGTGGTCCACCGGCCAGGCTCCGCGGAGGATTCCGCGGAGAGATAGAAGTGTGCGTCGGCCCACTCGGAGAGGTTCAACCGCGCCGGCGGCCGCCACGCCTCGAACGCCTTGTCGGCGACGTCGGCCGGGTTCAGCACGTCGAGACGTCGCCTGGTGCGTTGAGGCCGACGAACCCGTGCCATCCACAGCCGCCGATCCGCTGAATCGACGGACGCAACTGCAACGCTTCAAAGGTGTCGCCCGTGCGATCCCACGTGTGACGATCGCCGTCGATCGGTGGCCCGCCATCGAGCGGCTGCTTGAAGGCGACGAACGCACGGTCGTCGCATCCGCACGGACAATCGAACGAGATCCCGATCCCGTGGCGCTCGCGCGCCTGCACGTATTGCTGGCCGGTGCCGTGGCACTCGCGACACGCCGCGCGCGTCGCGTCGGTGCAGTGCTGGCACGGATCCGGCCCTGGCTCGCGGATGCCTTCGCCGCCCGCGCCCACCCATCGCGGATTGAGGTCGGTGAGTCGCATGTCAGCTCACCGTCTCGAGCGGCAGCATCTCGTCGGGGCCAACAGCCAGCAGCGCGGTCGGCTGAAACGGCTGCCCAAAGGTGTACGTGTACATGCGGAGCCGGCCGCCCGCCTGCAGCGTCGCGATCTCCTCTGGCGTCAACGCCCATTCGGTGAGCACGATGCCTTCACGCTCGAACACGAGCGCCGGCACCGGGTCGTATTCGGGCTGCGCCTCGGCGAGCACGACCTTCCGGACGCCCGGGCTGAGGGGATTCCGCAGGTTGACCGGAAACATCAGCGCGCCCGATTACGTCGTCGGCTCGACACCGCCATGGCGTTCCGTCGTGCGCGCGTCCGCGTCGCCCGGCGCTTGGTGCGCTGGGCGCTCTGCGTCTTCTGCCCGAGCGCCGCCGCCTTGACCAGTCGCGACAGCTTGCGGATCGCCGACGCCGGACCCGTCACTAGATGGCGCTGGTCCTCGCCCGCCGCCATCGCCGCGTCGTACGTCTCGTAGGTTTGTCCGGTGTTCACGTTCATGCGTGGTTGTCTCCTGTGTGTTGATATTGGGCGGTGCGAGCCCTTCAAGCGTCTCCCGGAGGAGCGCGTCCAGTGTCTCGAGTTGCTCGATCGTGAGTTCAGGATGGCGCTGCTTGTATGTGCTCGGGACGCCGAGAATGCGCGTCCGCGCCGTCGTGATGCGGTCAGTCCACTCGGCAAGAGCGGCGTCGGTATCCATCGCCTTGCCGGCGAGGAGGAGGTACTTCAGCTGGGCCGTCTCCGCCCGCCAGTGCTTCTCTCGGGCGGATGCCCCGGCGAGCGCCGACGCCGGTTCTCCGTCCTCCGCAGGCATGAGTCGACGCAGGGCGCCACCGTGCGGCTGCGGCTCGAGGTATTCGCCAGGAGCCGGTATGCTCGGGTCTGGCGGCCGTGAAGCCGGATGGCCGGTGCTGTCAAGGCCGGTTCTGGAATGCCGGCCCCGTGCGCGGGGTACGGAGAGGGGCGCATCCTGGAACGCTCCGCACTGTGGTTCGAATCCACCCGCCGCCACGCCTAGTTGGCCGCCCCGTGGCGCGTCCGGCTTCAACCGGACCAGAGTGGCGCCCCCCGTTTTCGTGGCTCTCAGGGCCGCCTGCAGCTTCACTCGGTCGGGTGCCCGCGACAAGTCCGTGTTCTGGGCCCACAGGTGCCTGGCCAGCGCCGGGTCGGCGATCTTCGGCACGCCGTTGATGTAGACGACCGCCTGGCGGATACGCGGGATCGCCTTGCGAACGGCCTCGCGTGAGACGCCCATCTGCTGGCCGAACGCGCTGAGCGAGATCGCCGCGGCGGAATGTGAAACTTCCGGTTTCCGGAATTTCGATCTTCCAGATGTGGAAGATCGAGATTCGGTTCGGCGTCGAGTCGAGCGGGACCGCTTAGGCACGGGTGTCAACCGTCAACCGTCAACACTCAACACCGACCCGAGGTAGCCCGATCCTGCGCCGCGAAGCGCCCGCGCTGGTCGCCCGGCGCCAGGGTCCCCGGCGTTTTTGATTGGCACGAGTTGTGTCGGGCGCGTTGCGCGTGCACCGTTGCGTCTCCGTCTGTGTTTACGTGTGCGAGGCTTCGAGCGCGAGCCCACATCTGCAGAGCGCGCAGAGGTTCGGACCTTGCGAGCCCGGTGGCCATGGACGCAGATCCGCTTCAGGTGTGCGGCAGCGTGGGCAGATACCAGGCGGCGCGCTGACGTGTCGACGTATGTCGTCGACCATGCTGTCGAAGAGAGGATCGAACGTGTTATCCATCATCGTCGTGGATAGGTGCGATGGTTGAAGCGCACGAAGCCCACGAACCAGCGCTCGCCGATCTGTAGTCCGATGAATTCCAAGCTACGCCACTGCTGGATCTTCTTCGCGAGGAGCTCGCCGACGATGCGCTTCATCGTCGACGTGCGGCCGTCTTCTTCGTGGCTTGTGACTTGTGACTGTGCAGCGTCGTGGTGAGGACGGCCTTCGAGAGCGTCTTGATCTTCTTCGCGAGGAGCACGCCGACCGTTTCGTTGTAGGTGTCGGCCTGTAGATGAAACGGATGCGCGAGGCCGTCCATCAGGTCGCGCACCGCCTGCACGTTTGCAGTGTGTAGTGTGGGACGCCCACCTGGTGGGGGGAGCTGTGCTTGCAGCGCGGCGACCTCGCCGTTATTGCGAAGGATGGACACCGCGCATCCATCGACGTACGGCGTCAGGCATACCCGCCGGATCCGCTTCTGCAGCACCAGTTCACCGATCGCCGTCGCTCGCCCGAGCGCTCGCAGGAACGTATAGAACGGCACGTCGATCCCATCGGCCACGAGCAGCGCCGTTGAGTCGAAGAAGATCGGCGAGACGCGATCCTCGATCACGTTCGTGATCGTCAAGAGCGATGACGGCTCCGCGTCGCAGGTGGCGAGCTCCGCATCCGTCACCTCGAGGTACTGGCCTGGCGCATGTTCGTACACCCGCGTGATCTCACCCCTCGCGAGTTCCTTCTTGCAGGAGGGACACCAGGACTTCTGCTGCATCCGCGTCAACGTGCCCGCCGTGCAGCGATGGGCTTTATTGAACGAGACCTTCGAGGGGGAGTCGGCGACCGTGATCATCTTGACCGGCACCGTCAGCGGGCCAATCACCAGCGAGCCGGTCCACAGTGTGCGCGTGGCGCTCATCGCTGGTGATAGTTCGGCCGGAAGTCGCGAGCGCAGATGCCGTAGGACTTCATCTGGCGGTATCCGAGTTGGCTGGACACGTCGGCGAGTTTTGTGGCGCGCGTGACGTTGCCGTGCGTGTGACGGATCTGGTGGTGCCAGTATGCTCGCTCGGCGGCGCGGGTGAATTGCCGAAGCGTCATCCCGGGCGCGAGCGGCACGACGATGCCGCGGAGGATGAGGGTGTTCTTCGCGAGCCGGAGCGTCTCCATCATGATCGCCGCGCCGGCGCCGTACTAAGTGCGGCGAGCACCAGGCACGCGACGCCGGCGATCAGCAGCGCGAGGATCGGCGTCACAGTGGTGCCTCCACGCGCGCAGTGATGTACGTCTCGAACGCCGCACGCGCCTGGTCGACGGCGCGCTTCG